TCGCCAACTTCAATTTTATAGTGAAAAGAATTGTAAGTATTGTACTAAATATCAAATACTAAAAAAAGAACAAGTAGAAATATATAACAAAGAAACAGATGAGTTTGAACTACAAGATAGATATAAACCGAAAGAAGAATGCTATAACAAGATAGATGTAATGAAATATCTAATAAATGAACATAGAAAAGGAAGTTAGGCAGATGGAATATGAAAATATAGAAGAGGAATATAACTCATTAACAGAAATGCAAAAGAGATTTATTGATTATTATATAGAAACTGCAAATGCAACAGAAGCTTGTAAAAAAGCTGGATACAAGGGAAAAAATCTTAATAGAATAGGTTCACAAAACTTGTCAAAACTAGACAAATTTATAAAGATAAAACTTCAAGAAAAAGAAGACCAAAGAATTGCCTCACAAGATGAAGTATTACAGTACTTAACAAAAGTAATGCGAGGAGAAGAAAAAGACCAATTTGGATTAGATGCTTCATTACAAGATAGAACAAAATGTGCAGAACTACTTGGAAAAAGATATGGTACATTTAAAGAAAAAGTTGAAGTTGCTGGAAATATACCAGTGGTGATAACAGATGATATTACAGAATAAAATAATAGACAAAAATATACAGAAACAAGTAAATAACATATCATTACAAAGTATAGTTGGAAAAGGTTATGCAGAGTATTGGCATTGCAAATGTAGATATAGAGTATGCAAAGGTTCAAGAGCAAGTAAAAAATCAAAGACAACAGCATTATGGATAATAAGTAACATGATGAAATATAAAGAAGCTAATACACTTGTAATTAGAAAAACATTTAGAACATTAAAAGATAGTTGCTTTACAGAACTGAAATGGGCAATACATAGATTACAAGTAGATAGTTTCTGGGAAATAAAAGAAAGCCCATTAGAAATGACATACAAACCTACAGGACAGAAAATATATTTCAGAGGATTAGATGACCCATTAAAAGTAACATCAATATCAGTAGATATTGGTGTTTTATGTTGGTTATGGATTGAAGAAGCATACGAAATAACAAAAGAATCTGATTTTGATGTAATAGATGAAAGTATAAGACGGAGAAGTACCAGAGGGATTATTTAAACAAATAACAATAACATTAAATCCTTGGAATGAACATCATTGGATTAAGAAAAGATTTTTTGATGTTAAAGATGATGATATATTAGCAATGACAACAAATTATCTTTGTAACGAGTGGCTAGATGAAGCAGACAAGAAAGTGTTCGAAAGAATGAAAAAAAATAATCCTAGAAGATATCAAGTTGCTGGTTTAGGTAATTGGGGTATAGTCGATGGATTGGTTTATGAAAATTGGAAAGAAGAAAAATTCGAATTAAATACAATAAGAAACTTAGATAGTGCTTTTGGATTAGACTTTGGTTATACAAACGACCCAACAGCACTATTTTGTGGTGCAATAGATTTAAAAAACAAAAAGATTTATGTATATGATGAAATATATCAAAAAGGAATGAGTAACAAAACGATATATGACCAAATAAATCAAATGGGCTATTCAAAAGAAAAGATAACGGCAGATAGTGCAGAACCAAAGTCAATAGATGAATTAAGAGGATTAGGATTAAGGCATATTACAGGTGCATTAAAAGGAAAAGACAGCATAAATAATGGTATTCAATTTATACAAGATTTTGAAATAATAATACATCCTAGATGCGTAAATTTTATAACAGAGATAAGTAATTATACTTGGGATGAAGATAAATTTGGGAACAAAATTAATAGACCAATTGATGATTTTAATCATCTGATGGATGCAATGAGATATGCAATAGAGAAATACATAAATCAAAAGAAATTACAATTTGGATATAACAGTATAATGTAAAGGAGAAAAACAATGAGTTTTGTAGAAAAAATACAATATAAAGATGAGTTTTTAAATAAAGCAAATATAAATCAAAATATAAGTGTGTTATGGGGAAAAGCATTGCCAATATTTATGCATAGAAAATATTTGCAAGATAGATTTACAAGAAAATATGATCAAAAGGATGTTGTTGTTGCACTTGAATATTATATAAGTATTATTGCAAGTGGATATTTTGGAGGAAAAGAACCTCAGTTTAAAGTAAAAAATATAAATGAAACTCAAAAAGGGATTTTAAATAGAATATTTAAAAGAATTTTTGGAGAAAAGAATGATCCGGAAGACTATCAAGCTATTATTGATTATATTGCAAAATATAATGACAATGGTAGCTTTTTTTATGACTGTGTACTTGATTATATTACTACAGGAGCATGCTATGGATTGGTATATGAAAACAAATATAATGAAGAGGTATATGCAAATGTTTCAAGTTTAAATACAGTAGCAATATGGAATTATGATGTACCAAGTACAAAAATAGGATTATTAAGATGTTGGTATGAAAATACAGCTACAGGTGGAATTGAAACACATTTAGAAATAATAACAAAAGATTATAAAAAACAATTTGTGGATGGTATAGAAAAGAAAACAATTACTGAAAATGCTGAATATAATTTTGAAGAAGTAGACGGTACTAATACACCAGTAATGTGGACTGATTTACCTTGTTTTGCAGTAGAAAATCCATATGGAATGTCATTTTTTGAAAATGTTACAACATTAATAAATAAAAATGAAAAAGTAATTGAGAATAATGCAAATATTTTTGATTATAATGATAATGCTAAATTGAAAGTAACAGGATTTTCTCCAATGAATGAACCGTTAATCCCACTTTTAGACGATGAAGGGAAAGAACAAAAAGATAAAGAAGGAAATGTAATAATGACCAAAAATCCTGCAAGAATACAAGAAGATGATGCTGTATTAAATGCCAAAGTATTCTATACACCAGATAAAGATGGAGACATTGATTGGATTATAAAAGATATAAATGATACTGCATCAGAAAATCATAAAAAAACATGTTTAGATATGGCACTTATGATTTCTGGAGTACCAAATGTAACTGACCAAGGGTTTACCAATGCGGATAATGCAGCTGCATTGGAAAAGAAATTTTTTCCGTTAGAGCAAGTATTACAGCAAGCACATCATTTGTTTAGAAAAGAATATTTAAGAATGTGGGAGATGATAACAGAAAGAATTAACTTAAAAAAAGGTAAAGAATATGATTTTAGAGATATTGATGTCATATTAATACGCAATTTGCCAACAGATACTGAAAGTCTTACAACTGCTTGGTTAAAATTAAGAGGATTGGTAAGTGATAAATCAATTATAAGTCATTTACCATTTGGATTAGACGCAGAATCAGAACTTGCAGAAATGGATAAACAAAATGAAGAGAATATTCAAAAGAATTTACAACAAATGCAAATGATGGGACAAGCAGGAGTAAATCAAGACAATAAAGAAAACAATCAAGATAACAAAGTAACAGGTTTAACAGACACACAAAAAGCACAAAAACTAACAGCAGATAACAAGAAAGAGCAAACTAAAGTAGTTAAAAAACAAATCAATAAAGAAGAATAGAGGTGTTTTATATGTGGGAACAACACGATAATTATATGAAACAGTTAAAACAACTATATAATAAAACATCAAGACAGACTCAAAACAAATTGCAAGAAATCTTTGACACATTTAATTTTACATCAGAAAATATATACAACATAGCAGACAACAAAACTAAAAAAAGAATAAATACATATATAGAACAATGGAAAGAACAAGGTCTTCTAAAAAGCAATAATTATTTTAGTGTATTAGCAAATAATATTTATAAAAGAACAAGAGTAAAAAATAGTGAAATACTAGAATTGCTTATTTATAGTGCATATATAGAAGAACAAAGCAAACTTGAAGAACAAGAAAAACAAATAATGTATGAAGATGCCAACTATTATTATGAACAAGGTCAACAAGAAGTCAATAAAAAGAAAAAGCCATCAATATTAACGATGGCTTTATTTCTTGCATTGTTAGATCAACCCAATTATAGTGGTTTTAACTGGAAACAATATATTGAAGCAACAATACAATATAATGCACAACAAATATATAGACAAGCAGTTATAAATATACAACAACAAAAAGGTCTAGAAATTGATTCTAGTGAGTTTCAGACAATAATAAATAGACAAAATAATCAAAAGCTTAATATAAATAATGACAAAATATCAGGTGCAGCAGATTTGCAAATGATAGGATTAAATAATTTAGTCATAGTCGAAGGAATAAAGTCAATTGCAAGGAATAATGCAAAAGTAAAATTTATAGCAGTAGAAGATGATAAAACAACATTAATGTGTGATAGCTTAAATAATCAAGAATTTTACATTAATAAAGAAAATGTATTTGATAGATATTATGGAGAAACACAAAAAGAGCTAACAATACAAAGAATTAGATGTAATGGATTGGTATTAGGCTTAAATCTTCCGCCAATACAACATCACTTTCATTATTGCAGGAGTTATATTATGTATTTGCCATATTATGAATTAGAAAAGAAATATGGTATTTTTGACAGTACGCTAGAAAAGACAGTAAAGAATAAATATAATGTTCAAAAAGCTAAATTAAAAGGATTAGACCAAAAAGCATTGCTTGACACATTAAATAATATGAATAAAGTTTATAAAGAATTTCCACAGATAAGAAACAAGCTTAAAGAAATCAGTGTAATAGAACATCCAAATGGAGGATTAAATATTACACCAGATATAGAAGATAATAAATATATTATGGAGATTAACAAGAAATTTTATGGAGATATAAACACAGTAAGAAAACAATATCAAAAAGATGTAAAAAATGGTTTTCATCCTAAAAATACAACATATGAGGACTTAGGAAATCACGAATTAGGTCATTGTGTTACATATGAAATAATTAAAAACAGATACACTGATAAAAATCTAATAATTAAAGACTGGAATAATGATATAACAACAAAAGAAATTGTAGCAAAAGCATTTAATAATTTAGGAATTAGTGATAAAATGTCACAAAACTTATTAAGAAGTAATATTTCTAAGTATGCAATGACAAAATATAGCGAGACAATAGGAGAAGCATTTGCAGACTATTATAAAAATAGGAATAATGCCAGTGCACTTAGTAAAGAAATTGTTAAAGTAATGAAAGGAATGATATAGATGATACTAAATCCTAGATGGTTAGATTGGTTATCTGATGAAGAGGATGAAAATGGAAACAGGACAAAGTTAAAAGAAAATACACCTGATGACATACGAAAAGAATATGAGCAATTAATAAAAGAAGAACAAGAAAGCATAAGAAACAATAAATTAAAGAAAACAATTTTTTAATATAAACAAGTTAATAACATTTTA